GGGGCTTTGTGCAAACCTGTCATCGAAAGATGATAAGGCGGCACACTGCTACCTCACGAACGAAAACTGGTGGAAGCCCTGACCGAAGAAAACATTTTCCGGCAGCTGGCGACTGTTATTAAAACTTCCTCCGGTGATCGAAAGATTCCCATCGTTACTTCTAAGGGCGAAGCTGCTTGGATGGACGAGGAGGACGCATATAAGCTGTCGGATGATACCTTTGGACAGGCTTCCCTTGGTGCGTACAAGGTCGGTACGGCAATTAAGATCTCTGAGGAACTGCTGAATGATGCCGCTTTTGACCTGCCGTCTTACATCGCAAAGGAATTTGCAAGAAGAATCGGTGCAAAGGAAGAAGAATCTTTCTTCATTGGTGACGGCAAGGGCAAGCCGACTGGTATCTTTGCTGCAACGGGCGGTGCAGAAAGCGGAGCGACAACCAGCACTGCAAATATCACTTTCGATGATGTTCTGGAACTGTTCTATTCTCTGAGAAGCCCGTATCGTAAGAAGGCAGTGTGGGTTCTCAACGATTCCACAGTAAAGGCACTTCGTAAGCTGAAAGACAGCACCGGAAACTATATCTGGAATCCGTCCGTGCAGGCAGGCGTACCGGATACCATTCTGAATCGTCCGTACTACACTTCCAGCTATGTGCCGGAGATCAAGGCAGGTGCAAAGTGCCTTGCTTTTGGTGATTTCAGTTATTATTGGATCGGCGACCGGCAGGGTCGTTCCTTTAAGCGGCTGAACGAGGTATTTGCAATGAATGGTCAGGTTGGATTCCTCGCCTCTCAGCGTGTCGATGGCAGACTGATTCTGACCGAAGCCGTAAAGACACTTGGCATGAAAGCGTAATCAGAGAAAGGGGGTGGAGTGGGTGGTAACTTTACAGGAAGTCAAACAGTATCTGCGGATTGATTTTGAAGATGATGATACATTGCTTCTCTCCCTTATTTCAACTGCAAAACAGCTGGTAATGGATGTAGGAAGAATGGACGAGGAACGCTTTTCAGAAAACGAAGATGTGGTACGGACAGCAATGCTCTACACGGTTTCTTATCTCTATGAAAACCGCAATACCGCAGACTTTTCCAAGCTGACGTTAACGCTTCGTGCCATGCTGTTTGCACAGCGAGAGGGTGTGATGTAATGGAAATTGGAACACTCAATCAGCGAATTACCTTTCTGGAAAATCGTGTTGTTACCGATGAAATCGGCAATCACACCGCTGTGTGGGACGAAACGTTTTCTTGTTGGGCAAGGGTAACCTTGAAATCTTCCGTAGAAAATACGGAAGCTGGTGTGACCAAAGAAACGCAGAAGCTGGAGTTTCTCATTCGGCAAAGTCGAAACTGGATGCCGTCTGTAACAGGCAATCGCATCCTGTTTCAGGGAAACATTTATGACATCACTGGTATTACACCGGATTATCTGCACAAGGATTATCTGAAACTTACTGCGGAAGCCAGAAAGGCAGGACAAAATGACCAGTATTGACAATCTTGCAGAGGAAATTATGCAGGGCTTGCAGGAATATGCAGACCTTGCGGATACTGCCATGAAAAAAGCAGTCCGGAAGTCTGCAACGCAAGTGAAAAACGAGATTTCCGCCAATGCTCCGAAGGACACCGGAAAATATGCAAAAAGCTGGGCAACGAAGAAGACCAAGGAAAACAGCCATTCTCTTGAAATGACTGTACACAGTAAAAATCGTTATCAGCTGGCACATTTATTGGAGAAAGGCCATGCCAAACGTGGCGGCGGTCGGGTATCAGGAAAACCGCACATTGCTCCTGCGGAAGAAAACGGTGTACAGTTGCTGGAGCATTTGATCGAGGAGGCGTTGTCATGACCTACGAACAGATCGCAGAAATGATGGAAGAGATGGGACTGCCTTTCGCCTACCATCATTTTGCCGAGGGTGAAAGTCCCGCACCGCCTTTTTTGCTGTTTCTATCTCCTGGAGAGAATACATTTTCAGCGGATAATTCCATGTATTTCAGTTTTAAGAAACTGGATATTGAACTTTATACAGACGTTAAGAATCCTGAACTGGAAAATCAGATTGAAGAGGTTCTGAAACGTCATGAGATCTACTACACAAAATCAGAAGTCTGGATAGAGTCAGAAAGGCTCTATGAAGTGCTTTATGAAACGGAGGTTTAAGTCCTATGGCAAACAAAAAGAACAAGGTCAAATTCGGTTTGACCAATGTACATTACGCTAAAATCAATGACTGGGTAACCGATGCCAGCGGAGCCAATTTGACACCGGTCTATGTGGATCCGGTGCGTCTGCCAGGTGCGGTTTCCATTTCCATTGATGCCAATGGCGAAAACGAAAATTTTTATGCCGATGACATCGTATACTACGTAATTTCCAACAATTCTGGCTATGAAGGTGATTTGGAAATCGCCCTGATTCCTACAGATTTCTCTACAGATATTCTGGGAGAAATCCTGGACAGCAACGGTGTTTTGGTGGAACGAAATGATGATGAGGTATCACAGTTTGCATTGCTGTTTGAATTCACCGGAGATAAGCGGAAGATTCGCCATGTTCTCTATTGCTGTTCCGCCTCCCGTCCAGCAACAGAGGGACAGACTACCGAGGACAGCAAGGAAGTAAAAACAGAAACCATCTCCATCAAGGCTTCGGCACTGCCCAACGGTCTGGTAAAGGCAAAGACCTGTGAGTCCACAGATGCTTCTACTTATGATGGCTGGTACAAGAACGTATACACACCGGCAGTCGGAATGGCTTCCAAGACCACTGTAAAAGCGTAAGGAGGGTGCAGTATGGCAATTCAGAAGAACATCACCATTGATGGAATTGATGTGCCGTTCAAGGCGAGTGCAGCAGTTCCCAGATTGTATCGTCTGAAATTCCGCAGAGATATTTATCAGGACTTTGCAGCACTGCAAAAGTCTGTGGGAGAAAATACAGAGAAATCCTCCGCACTGGACATTGAAAGCCTTGAGGTGTTTGAGAACATCGCCTACATCATGGCAAAACACGCCGATGCAGCCATTCCGGCATCGCCGGACGAGTGGCTGGAACAGTTTAACACGTTCAGCATCTATGAGATCTTACCGCAGCTGATCGACCTCTGGGGTTTGAACGTAGAAACACAGGTTCAATCTAAAAAAAACATCGCCCGATTGACCGACCGATGACCACACCGCTGTTTTTGTTGCGGTGCGTTCAGCTTGGTTTGTCAATGGGCGATTTGGATTTTTTGACCATTGGTTTGGTGAATGATATGTTTACCGAACGGGAGAATGACGAGTGTCATTATGATGTGCTGGCAGATCAGAGGGATTTTGACCGATTTTAGAAATCTGTTTCTTCTTCTGATGAAAGCAATGCGATAAATGCCTCTGGCGTGTATACTGGAATGTCAGCATGTGCATAATCTTTTTCATTTCTTGTGACGATACAATCCATCCCTGTGCGACGTGCTGTTTCAATCATAACAGCATCCTCGTAATCAGATACATTCGATGAAATTGCCTGTCTGCAGTCCAGTCCAGCTGTGTCTAAAATATCAAACAGTACAAAGAGACGGCTTAAAATATTTCGAGTTTCTGCATCACTGTGTGTTTGACGATGCGTCAAATAGTAGATATCTGTGACAGATTTTGCACTGATCCAACCATCAAAAAGACGATTGGCAGAAAGCAGAAAAATAGTCTGTGCATTTTCGCAAAAAGGTTCTCTTTTTTGAAGCGCATCAATGATCACACAAGTATCTAACAACGCTCTCATATCTGATCCAACCTCTCTTTTTGTGCTTCCTCTAACGTGCAGCCGGACGGAACAGAACCGAATAACGATTTGGCAATATCAACACGATCTTGATTGGGATTGGTTAGTTTTGCAATGATCTTTCCATTTTTGGAAATGAAAATATCTTCCGTTGCAGCGAGCATCAAGTACTTACCAAGGTTTGTTTTGAATTCAGTTGCAGTAATTGACATAAACAAGCCCCCTTTTCTTTTTACTAGTTTTATTATATCACAATCGAACGATTTTGTCAAGCATTTCGTTCGATTTCGGAGGTGAAATTTATGGCAAACCGCATCAAAGGCATTACCGTAGAAATCGGCGGTGATACCACCAAGCTATCCAAAGCCCTGGAAGTTGTCAATCGGGACATCAAGGGGACACAGACACAGCTGAAAGATGTCCAGAAGCTGCTGAAGCTTGATCCCACCAACACAGAACTCCTATCCCAGAAGCACAAGCTGCTGGCAGATGCGGTGTCTGCCACCAAGGAAAAGCTGGAAGTACTGAAAACTGCGGCAGAACAGGCAAATACGGCTCTTGCGAATGGTGAAATCTCACAGCAGCAGTATGATGCTTTGCAGCGTGAGATCATCGAAACCGAAAACGAACTGAAACGCCTGACCACAGAAGCAAACAATTCTCACACCGCCTTGGAAAAGATGGGCGTTCTGGGAGAAACGCTGCAGTCCGCCGGGGATAAGATTTCCGGTGTAGGACAAAAGCTGCTGCCGGTCACCGCTGGTGTCACGGCTCTGGGAACCATTGCCGTGAAAACCGGTGCGGATTTCGATTCCGCCATGTCAAAGGTGGCAGCTGTTTCGGGTGCGACCGGTTCAGAGATGGATGCTCTCCGGGAAAAAGCACGTGAAATGGGCAGTAAAACGAAGTTCTCTGCAAGTGAGGCAGCGGATGCTATGAACTACATGGCTATGGCAGGCTGGAAGACCAGCGATATGCTCAGCGGTATCGAAGGCATCATGAATCTTGCCGCCGCCAGTAGTGAAGACTTGGCATCTACTTCGGACATTGTCACGGATGCTCTGACCGCTTTCGGTTTGTCTGCCTCGGACAGCGGACACTTTGCGGATATTCTGGCAGCGGCATCAAGCAATGCCAATACCAACGTCAGCATGATGGGCGAAACTTTCAAGTATGCCGCTCCGGTGCTGGGTTCTTTGGGATACTCAGCTGAGGATTCTGCCATTGCCATCGGACTGATGGCAAACGCCGGTATCAAATCTTCACAGGCTGGTACAGCACTGCGTTCCGCTATCACCAATCTGGCAAAGCCGACAGGCACGGTAGCATCTGCCATGGAACAGTACGGCATTTCTCTGACGGATAGTTCCGGCAAGATGTATTCTCTGCGGGAACTCATGGAACAACTCCGACAGAAATTGGGCGGATTGTCTGAGGCAGAACAGGCACAGGCGGTTGCCTCACTGTTTGGCAAAGAGGCCATGTCCGGTATGCTGGCAATCATCAACGGTTCACCGGCGGATTTTGAAAAACTATCCAATGCCATTGACACCTGTTCGGATACAGTAGACGGTTACAATGGTACGACCGAAAAAATGGCGGCGGTCATGCAGGATAACCTTGCCGGACAAGTAACCATCTTGAAGTCCCAGCTGGAAGAGTTGGCGATTTCCTTTTCTGACATCCTGATGCCTACCATTCGCTCCATTGTTTCCCGTATTCAGGAACTGGTGGACAAGCTGAACCAATTAGACCCGCAGACCAAAGAAACCATTGCAAAAATTGCACTGGTGGCTGCTGCTCTGGGTCCGATGCTGGTGGTGCTTGGAAAGACCATTTCCAGTGTGGGGACGGTCTTTTCCGCAGTGTTCAAACTGCCTGCCCTTTTCTCGGCTGTGCAA